GGCTTCCAAGAACGCCAGCGCTCCCGGCTCTTGCACGCGTTCCATCGGCATGACGTACTCGTTGCCGTGTACGATGCCCTTCGGCTCGTGCTTGCCGCCCATCCCCGTATGACCACCTTCCGACAGTCCAATGGAAGCAAAGTCGAACCCGTTGATGACGCCGATGCTGCCGCCACCTCCACCGCCGAACAGACCGGCCAATCCGCTAACCACGCCTCCGAGACCACTCCCAGAGCTGCCGAGCTGCGCAAAGCTAGCGATTGCCTTGTCTATCCAGTCATCGAAGCCAGCGAACAGCTTCTCTGCGATCTTGGCTGCGATGGCCTGCGCCGCTATCTTGCGGAACATCTCGTCGAAGTCTTGGATCAGCCCGTCGATGCCCTTGGCGAACGGGTCCGTCAGGAAGTCTGCCAGGATGTCCTGCGTATTTCGCTTTGCCTGATCTACGAAGACTTCTGCTGCCTTCTTACCGGCTTCTGCAAAGACTTCCTCTGCCTTTGCGACCGCCGCTTGATAGGCTTCCTGCCCGATAGTCCCGTCTGCAAGAAGTCTGTTGAGCTCTTCGATCTGCGCGGCATACGCCTTCGCTGCGGTCTCTCCGCCCTTGTATTCGATCACCGCATCTGAGACGGCCCTGTTGTACGTATCCTGCGTTACTGTCTCAGCCTTTAGGTTCTCTCCTAGGTCCTTGAGAGTCTGATCGTACTTCTCCGCGTCCGTTCGCGTGGCTTCGAAGATCGACTTACCCTCTGCCTCTAGCTCAAGCTGCCGACGAGCTTCTGCAAGTCCCGCATTAGCTGCATCCAACCGGGCTTTGAGGTCGTCAGACGCTTCGCCTGTGAGCGCGAGCTGCTTGGCGATCTCTCCCTGTGCAATGCTGTACCGCAGTGCTTCCTCTTCCGTAAGTCCGAGTGTGGCCGTCTGCTCGTAGAGCGCCTGTATCTGTTCTTCGACCGCTGCCGTCGCCTTCTTAGTCTCTACTTCCGATGACAGACTGAGAAGCTTCTCTCGAAGTGGGTCGGCTGCCGCACCGAGCAGGTCGAACGACTTTGCGAGCTCCCCTTGCGTCGCGCTGTAGCGCAGTGTTGCGGCTTCTCCGAGACCTAGCGTGTCTACCTGCGTCTGCAGAGCTTCTATGGACCCCTCGATCTTCTTGCTGGCAGCCTCTACCTCGTTGGCGACCTTGTTGCTGCCGGACCCCTTGTTCAGGTCTGCGCGTAGTGCAGCAAGCTTGCGATTGTAGACGTCTTGGTCAATCGCCTTCTTCTGCAGAAGCCTGTCTAGGTCTGCTACCTCTTCCTTGTACTTCTCGGCCGCGGTCCTTGTCTCATCGTAGAGCTTGGCTGCCTCTGCCGCTTCTTCATCCCCGACGACCTGGATGTCGCTCGTTCCGCGTACTCTCGCCCTGCTCTTCGGACCGCTAGACTGCATAGCCTGCAATCTCGCAATCTCGCGCTCTACCTGCTCAAGCGAGGCACCCGTTAACCCAAGACTGTCTAGGAAGCCTCCCTGCCCTCTCTGTGCGTTCAGCTCATCACGACGCCTAAGAAGTTCGTCGATCTGAGTGGTAAGACCGAACAGCCGCTTCTCTGTGGCATCATCGAACGTTCTTCCGAACAGTGCCCTGTCTATTCTTGCGCCAGCATCTGAGGCTGCATTGACGAGCTTGGCAATCAGACCGATGACTGGTCCGATGGCAGAAGCGATGGCTCCGATCGCATTAACGATGGCGCTCGAGAACGTGTTAGCGGACTGCTTTGCCTGATCCGATGCGAGTAGCTTCGTCAGTTCTTCAATCTTGTCTACCGTGTCTGGCAGACCACCCTTGGCTTCTAACAGATCGCCGAACGCGTTCTTCAACCCGATGAGCGCACCGCCGAAGTTGTCTCTTGCCGCTTCCGATGCCCCGCCAAACTTCTGCTCTAGCTCGTCTAGAATGAATGCCTGAGCCTTAGCCTTCTCTCCGGTCTCAACGAGCCTGTTGACGATGTCCTGCTGCGCCTGCGAAAAGATGACTCCTGAGCGAGCCAGCTTCTTGAGACCAGTGTCTGGCTGCTCTAGCGCTCTGCCAACCTGCAGCGCGACGGTAGATAGGTCCTTGTCTAGTGCAGACGCCAAGTCTAGAACAGACTTCGTTGCCCTGTCGAAGTTGTCTCCTCTGATGCTGTCGAACCGCAACAGAAGTGACTGCGCGTTTTGAATAGCGTCGTCTGCAAAGATCGAGATGTTCTGAAGCTCGCTAGAGTACGCTTCTAGCTGCGCCGTCGATCTTCCCGCCGCCCCACCATTGGCAATGACGGCCGCGTTCAGCTTTGAGAGCGCCTTCTCTGCCTCAGATGTCGCCTGTATGACAGATGCAATGCCGAGACCGCCTAGCAGCGAAGCTCCGAGGCCAGCTAGATTGCGACCGAGATTGGACGCACTCTTGTTGATGTCCTTCTGCATCTTATCGAACTGACGCGTCGCCTGATCCGCGCCCTGCTTGAACCCTCCGAGGCGCATGACGAGGTCAACCGTCAGTACACCTAGACTTCTTCCTGCCATTAGCGTCTAGCTCCCTTAAGAATCGTCATGACATCTTCCAGCGTGGCATCTTCGTCTTCATCGCCTGCGCCGTCCTCTCCAAACTTCGGCATGAAGTCTGAGACAGACGCCTTCCCGCCTGTTCTGTTGACAATCAATGCCGCAATCGTGGCGAAGCCAAGCTCTAGTCGCCTAGCGACATTGAGCGGTCCACGCTTCCTTGTGTATGCCGCCCAAGAAATGGCTTCTACGTATGACATCTTCTCCTTAGCCTCTTCTATCGTCCTGCCGCCGATTCCGTTCAGGACAAGTTCGTGCCAGAACTCATCGGCGGCTGTGACTTTTTTGCTTCCTCTTCCGCCGCCTCCCTTACCCTGTTGAATGCGTTCATCAGCACACGCGCCAGCGTTGGATCGAGAAGGCAAGCGTCCTCGTAACTCATCTTCTCTTTTCCATTCTCACCGAACCTAAGACCCTCCGAGATCATTGCAGCCGAGCGGCTTGTCTCAGGGTCGTTGACACGGCGAGCCGCTATGCGATCCACCCAACCAACGGAGAGTCGAAGCGCGAACACCGTGAAGGTGTCGTCTACGATCTCTCCAGTGACGGGGTCTTCGTGTGTCCACGTAACCTCTACCGGAACAGGCGGAGCCTGAACAATTCCGCCCTTTGCGCGAAGACTACCGATATCCATGTCGCACCTCTGTGCCTTAGTTAGTTGTTAAGATCAGACCTTCGGAGTCAGGACCGGGAAGCCGGAAACCTGCACGCTGACCGTGCTCGCCACCACAGCGTTCTGTGAGAAGTCGAACGGAAGATCGGCGATGAAGCCGTCGAACGTGATCCACGAACGAGTGGCCCCGAGTACGAACTCTGACGAGTCTCCGGTGGGAGGTACGGTGCCGTCCGACCAGCCGAGCGCGAACGACAGGTTCGTACCGGCGACGTAGAGCTCGTGCAGTCGAACGTGGCTCGCATCTGACGGGTCGAAGTTCAAGCCGAACTGCGCCGTCCCAGGAGTCGCCAGACCAGCCTCGTACGAGCGAGCCTGATCTTCGAGACACGTGGTCTCGATCTGGTCTCTCGCTGCCGTCAGACCGGTGATGCTCGTGACGCACCCAACCTTCGTGACGATGTCGCCAGTCGGGTCGATGAACCAGAGTTCCGTGCCTTGCGTTTTCTTTGCCATTACAGTCTCTCCTACCTTCCCCGATCAGGGGTATTGAAATTCAGTTCCTGTCTACGAACCATGCTGCCGTAAAGATTACCCGATACGACCTTGTAGCTGCATCCCTTAGCTCGCCATCCCAACCCGTTACGTGCGCGAACGGTTCTATTGCATCTCGGATAGCACGCGCAGCCGCTCGCGCTTCCGATGCTGTCTTTGCGAACACGTCTATCTGCGTGTTCACGGAATCAATGTCTGGAACGTTCCCAAGGTAGTTCTCGGGGGAGCCTCCAACGACCTGCCATGTCGCGTAAGGAAGCGTCTCTAGTTCACCGGCTTCTCCAAATGGGAAGAGTCTAAGTCGTCCAGCAGTCTCTAGGAGAGTCTGCACCCCTGTGTCTGCGGAGCATATCGTAAAGATTGGTGGCGTCACTTTCCTGTTACCAGTTTGTCGATCTCTTTAGAAAGCTCCCGAGTAAGGGAGTCCGTTACAGCCTGTGCGTTACTCTCCAGCGCGTCGCGCAAGAAACGCTTCGCCGGCTGATTAGACGTTCCAAACTCTACGAAGCGCCAGTACCACGTGTCCCCTCCAGGGTTGCCGCTAGAGCCGAGCGTCTTGTACGTCTTTCCTGCCTTTCTGCTGCGAACGTTAGCTCGCGTGTTGGCATACTGCTTCGCACCGCCGCGCACGCCTACGCGCATGACGATGCCTCCTACCCGCTTGCTAGACTTCGTGGCTTCTTGCACGGTAACGTTCTTCCAGATCATCTCTGGAGTAAGCGGGTTATCGAACGCCTTCGCATTGACGATCGCCGCCTTGCGCACGATGGTCATCGCCTTCCTAGCCGCCTTCCGCGACGCCTTCTTCTGAACCTTGTCGTTGAAGTCTTTGAGACGATTGACCAGTACGCTAGACTTAGGACTTACCGTAACCTTGATGTCGAATTTCGGTGAGTGAAAAACAGTCATCTGTAGTGCTCCTTCACCCAAGGATTGAGAGCTTGGACTTCCGGCATCCAAGGATCATGCTTACCGTGAAACGCCACTATCCTAGTTCCCTCTGGAAGCCGCTGCCTGTTCGGTACAACGTGATTCCTGTACGAAGCCACTCCTTCTTTCTCAGTCCAGATCGCTTCCTTGTCTCCAAGACAGTAGCTGATCCAACCCTGATCACTGCCACGCGCGTTCGCTAGATGCGCCATTCTCGGTGACGTAAGAGGGTCGAATTCTTCCCACACTCTGGTGCGAGTTCCTGCCTTGAGCATCATCAGCGAGCCATTGTACCAACAGAACGGCACGCGCATGCGCGGCTGCATTGCCTGACCACCCCAGATCACGAAGTCTTCCTTCCGGCTCAAGAGCGGCGTGATGTCTCCAGTGATGACCGTGTCCAAGTCCATGCTTACGATTCGCTCTCCAATGAGCGTGGCGGCTTCTTTACTGAACATCCTAAGCCTTCTGTAGCACGACGGATTGTGCGCTCCAGACGGGCTTGGGATGTCGCCGTATGTGTCCCACAGTGGTATCACCCGTATGGCAGGGTCGATGCCCACGGGATCGTCTGTGATGCACGAGAAGCGATGCGGCAGCTTCAAGTGTCTAGCGACCATGTTCCGAAGCGTGTTCACTGCATCCGGTCCGAAGTGCGACCGATACGCAGTCTTTGGCTTCCACTTCCAGCACACGATGTCTAGCATGACGTAGCCTACGCAACAACTCTGTTAGATGGGACTTCTCGGCAAGGAATGGTCAGGTACTCCCTTCCTGAGTCTGTGTCTGGTAGCGCTCCTGCGACATCATACACGGTAGTGCCATGCTTGATGCGCATCGAAGCCACCAGACCAGACATCCAACGAATGGTGATCCGTGTAGATATCTCAGAGCCTAGCTGCATAGACGCCATGTATTCCTTCACACTGAGTGGCTCTACAGAAGCGGGAATGTTCGTGTGTATGGCGGTCCACACCTCTATTCTTTCCCCCGTAGTCGCGTCCTGCGTTTCCTGCAGAGCCTCGATGTCGATTCTGTGTCTGAGACTTCCAGCGCTGAACATGCTAGATCTCCTCTTCGTGGTACGGAAATGATAACACAAGCGGCTTCCAATCGCGCTGCATTCTTCTGGCAGCCACTACGGCTTTCTTTCCTGCATCTTCCTTCTGCTTTCTCAGGTACTTTGTAGTTGAGCTGTCCCCAACATGCTCGTGTCTTTCGAGTGCTTCCGAGAGCGTCTTCACCTTGGCAGTCGCAGCGCATCGTCTGCGCCAGTCTCCATCCGTGCCGTAGAAGCCTGAGAGTGCCTCGTCGTACCCTCCAACCTTCCAGTACATCGAGCGAGTCATGAACATGGAGTTTGGGTGCGGGTGAATGACGCGACCATCGTACTCTCGTCTGCTGAACCTGTAGATGACGGACTCATCGTGCACTCCGAACATGAGTCTCCGTGCTTCTTCTGCACCTAGCATGTGATCCATGTCTGTTAGCATGCACCATCCGCTAGATGCGTGGTGCATTCCGATGTTCCGCGCCGCAAGCCAGTTCCACCGCACATCAACGTCCACTCTAAACAGTCGCATTGAGAACGGCAGCGTACCGAACTTCTTGATGACGTTCACGGCAGGGCTGACCGGAGATCCGTCGTCTACGATGCACGCACGAATGTGCGTTCTGGTGTCGTGTGGAAACGAAAGCCAGTGCGTGATCTGCTTCTCAAGGAAGCTAGGATTCTCGTAATATGGATACACGAGCTGGACCATCTTTGGCTGCGCGGCCTCCGCTACGCACACGATGGGAGCAGTGTCGAATGCTGGAGCGCCCATTAGTTCCACGCCTCTCTGAACCACGGATACTCTATGGTCGCAATCGAGTTCTTCGGCTTCTTACACAGCACGACCTTCGCTTCCTCGTTCCACACGCCACTCTTGACTTCGCTCAGCCTTGGGAACCATTCAATTGGCATCGCCGCGGCTTCTGGCTTGCGCTCTCCGATCCAATCCTGGTCTCCCCAGAGCCTGTGCGCTACGAACTGATTCCACTGCTCGTAGAGGTCTTGGTGTTCTCCTGCGTTGAACGCCATCACGCTAGAGTTGAATTTCTTAACGCATGTCCAGCGGCCCTTCGGTTTGAAGTTCGGCGCACCGTCTGGAATGAGCGCAAGCGACGATGGATAGTTGACTATCGGAAGTAGACTGCCAACCACCAGCACGTCTAGGTCTAGGTAGAGCACTCTACCAGACAACCCGAGAGCCCTGTTGAAGAGCTGCAGCTTTGCCCACCATGCGAACATTCCCTTCGGTGGCGCAACCTTCACAACCTCTACGGACGGCGGCAGCTCGTGTGCTCTGTTCGTCAGGCACACGAATCTATGCTCCGGCGCATGCCTTGCAACCATAGACTTGAGCCGCAGCACGTACTCCGCCGTGAACGGAACGTGACCGGTTACGAACAGACAGACAACGGTAAGCGTCATGTTCTCGTCCCCACCACGTAGGCACGACGTTCTCCGCTGCGAACGCGCTGCATGGTGTAGAAGTGCGCTGCGGCACGTACTCCATCTAAGACGCCATCGATCTGAACATCATCGAACAGAGTTACATCTCCGGGAGACTGTCGCATGGCGATCGTCCTAGACTCGTAGGCGACTGCTCCGAACGAATGCTTGCCATCTACGAACGCGAATGGGATTGATACTCCAGTGTCCGTAGCCTTGAGTAGCTTCTCAGAGCCGCCAGACAAGTACGAGACTCTCACCTTCTGAGACCTGAATGGCGCTACGAATTCGTGCACCGTCTTAGGACCGTCAAGTTCTGCAACGCTGTTACGCAGCACTCTAGCGTCTGGGTCCACCACATCTACAGAAAGCACCTCTATCGGAATGCCAGAATCCTCGACCGCCCAGCTCGCTACAACAGACGAGAACCCCTTCGCTGTTCCAATGTCCAGAACGAAAGCATTCGCCGACACAGGACGCTCCAGGCGCTTCCTCAGAAGAGCGTAGATCACCCTTCCGTGCTGCCAGCTCGGTGGATTCACCTTGAGTGGACACGCAAGAATGCGTGCGGCAGCCTCTAATCTTTCTCGCGACACGGCATACCCTAGCTGCGCCTCTAGCGCATCAATGTCTGGGTACATCTTCGCTCGCTCTGTGTCGAAGATTCTATCATACTCTTCTTTAGTCTTCACGCTGCACCCTTCTTTGGAACATAGATGTCGTCGCCATGTATTCTGTCGACCTTGTCGTACCCTGCCTCTGCGACCCAATTCCTTAGCTCGTCCTTAGAGCTGCCGTAGTGTCGGCCATTACCATTGATTTCTACCGCGAGTACCGGCATGAACTTTGCGATGGTGTTCGCGGCTCCTCGAAGCGCGTTGAGCTCATATCCCTCTATGTCTAGGTAGATGAGATCACAGGCTTCCAGCTTTAGATCATCCAAGAGAAGCTGCGGTATGTCCCCTTCTCCACTCACGAATGTCAGCCCCTCGTGTACACGCCTGCCGCTATCATCGCGTCTTCTGCAGTCCACAGATACCGGCGTTCTCTCGCACCCGAGCGCGGCGTTGATCGGAACGATGTTTTCTTCGGGAGCGTTGTGCTCTAGGCACGCGAACAGCTTTCTGTCTGGCTCGAACGTATAGACAGCCTTGAATTCCTCTGCAAGACGCTTGGGAAATAGCCCTAGATTTCCACCGGCTTGAACAGCGACTGACCTCTTCTTTGTGAGAAGCAGCGTCTTGTCTAGAGACCCTAGATCACGAAGGTTGAGTTGCAGACATTCGCTGCTTCCCTTCATGCCTTCCCAGTCCCAGGATGGTCTGTAGTGCCTAGCCTTGCGAATATTGAACGATCCCATACCCATTATCTCTTCTCCACAGACCAGATGCTAGAACTAGACACGGATACGTAATCACCGAACTTCTCGTTGACCGCGTTCAGCACGCCGGGATACTCCACGCTGTAGTCGTGTCCTCCGAACCACCCTCCCTTCTTTACCTTCGGCCACCAGAGCCTGATGTCGTTTCTAACGCAGCCGTACTTGTGGCTTGCGTCTACGAACACGAAGTCTAGACTTCCCTGCTCCACTAGAAAAGAAGCTTCCGATGTTCGCATGTGGTGAATGGTGCATCTACCTGAGAACTTGTTCGCTATGGACATTACCCTGCTTCGCCTATCCTGACGAACGAAGTGGTCTACTCCAATGATGGAAACCGACTTGTTAGACAACAGCAGAGCCTCCAGTAAGAGTCCTGTTCCAAGTCCAAGCTCTGCTCCCACGCGCCAGCCACGCTCTAGCGACAGGGACACAAGCTCTGTCCTGTAGTTGCTCTTCGGCGAAGTCTCGAACGTGTCCATCAGATGACAGTCTCCAAGCCGACGTTCTTAAATGCCTTGAGCGCGCTCTTTGGCGTGCAGTTCAACACCTCCACGCCCATAGCCAACAGAACAGGCGCGAGTCTCGTGAAGTTGAGAATCCAGTTGCTGTACTTCTGAGATGTCTCGAGCCTTCCTTCGTGCTTGCCGAACCAGTGTCTTGCCCCGTTGACTTCGCGCATGTCGTACCCGCATAGCAGAACTCTCTTCGCGCCTCTCTGCACGGCAACGTGCAGCGCAGCGTAGCCAGAGTTCCCGCCGGTGACTACGCTGTCCTCCTTTACATCGAACGGAATGCGCGTAGACAGCTTGAGCGACAACACTTCTGGGAACGGCACTATCTCTCCAACCGTTACCTTCTCGCCTGCAAACGCCAGCGCACGGTCCTTGTACTCCATCCACCACTTCGCGTCGGACGCGTAGAGCATGTCTGCCCACGGAGCAATGGCCGGTATCCGCTTCCCATCAACCACGGTATCTATCCCCTGATTGTTCACGGCGATGACTCTGCACTTGCCTTTCACGTGCTCTGCGCATGATCTGTTCATGCTGGGACCGCTTGCCAGTATGGCAACCGTCTCTCCTGACCAATCTTTTGGAACAGACCACGGCGTCGTCATTTTACGGTCGGTGAACGGTAGTGGTAGAGTAGCGATATGACAGCGCGAGGCAGATGACCGAAGCCGTACTCCACGCCGATTACCGGATCCTCTGTCTTGGATTCCCTGTTCTTGAAGAAGTCTCCGAGTAGAAGCAGCACTGCCTGTTGAATAACCTTCGGAACCGTAGATGCCGGAGGAGAGTCCGTCGTCATGATAACCTCTCCAGAGGAATCTACGAACGTTTCCGCAGCCTCTTTGAGATAGTTTATGACGGCTCCAGATGCAGCTTCGATCTTGAGTTCTATGTCGGCATCGTCTGCGTCATGTACGACGCGTAGATGCGCCTTTGCCTGCGCCAGCGTTACGAGGCTAGTCATTAGAATCTACCTCCGTTGGCGTCTCGGATGGTAACGTCTCTTCCCTGCTGACCAGGAATGCCCTGCATGCCGCGTTCCCCGTCTTTGCCGTTCTTACCATCTCGGCCGCGCTTGACTACGAGCTTCCAATCTGAGTCTGGTTCCCCGGGCTTGCCTTTCGGAGCAGACTTGGTAGCCATCCACACAGACCCGGCGCACGTTACCATGTCTGCACGCGCGTACGAGACAGTCTCTGAGTAGATGTCTCTGTACAGAGGGATGTTCAGTTGTCGCTTCACGACAGACGTCGCACCCGAAGTTCTTTGCACAGAAATCACGAGCTCGCGTTCTCCTTCCATATCCACCGAGATGTTGCGAACGCCATCTACGATCGTGGCCCATCCCGCGGCCTGCGCATCCTCTGTGAATGGGTCCGTACGACGGCTCGCGCGAACAAGTCCGCCCTCGAACGATGCGAAGGTTCCGCGTGGATACGAACGGCTAACGTCGATGCCTTCCAGCACGGTTATTTCCAGCGCGTCCTTGCCTGGAGCACCGTCTTTACCATCCAGCCCGTTGCGACCAGGAATACCGGGTTCGCCATCCTTGCCGTTGATCCCGTCTTTACCGTCCTTGCCGTGCATACCATCTGCGCCGTCTTTTCCTGGCAGACCCTGCTCGCCATCTCTCCCATCTTTTCCATCCACGCCGTCTTTGCCTGGAGTACCATTGCTGCCGTCCTTCCCAGCCATGCCATCTTTGCCGTCGATGCCATCTTTGCCGTCGACGCCCTTCTCACCCTGTGTACCGCGCTCTCCTGTCTCGCCGCGCTCGCCTTGCATGCCGCGCTCGCCGTCCTTGCCGTCGATGCCATCACGACCGTCTTTGCCGGCGATGCCCTTCTCGCCTTGCATGCCGCGCTCGCCGTCCTTACCGTCCATGCCATCACGACCGTCCTTGCCGTCGATGCCCTTCTCGCCTTGCATGCCACGTTCGCCATCCTTGCCATCGATGCCATCGCGACCGTCTTTGCCGTCGATGCCCTTCTCGCCTTGCATGCCACGCTCGCCATCCTTGCCGTCCATGCCATCGCGGCCGTCCTTGCCGTCGATGCCCTTCTCGCCTTGCATGCCGCGCTCGCCGTCCTTGCCGTCTTTCGGAATCGGGATCAGCGCGATCATCTCCAGAAGCTCTCTGCGCTGCGCAGCGGGTAGCTCCTCCACTTGAGAAGCAAGGTCTTTGACCCGCCCCTCTAGCGCTTCTGTTCTTCGTTCTGCTGCTTCGAATGTTCTTCGAATCAGATCTCGAACTGAGCGAACAACCTGTTCGCCTAGAGCCTTAACGTCGTCCATTAAAAACCTCCACGATGATTGGAACCAGTTCAAGCAGGTCCCTGTCATCTAGCAGTTTCCTGACCTGTTGATATCGAATTGTGTCCGAAGACCGCCATGCTCCACCGCTGCCCGGTCCACCTAGAACTGGGACAATGATGAGTCCAAGACCAGCCGCAGCTATGATGCCAGATGCACCGAGCGCAGACCGACCTATGCCGCGACTTACGATCATTCAAGCCTCCTGCGAACCTCTGCTCCTCGTCCTCGATAAGTCTGCGTCTCATCGGTGCCTTCGAACAGCTGTCCAACCAGCAGTGGCGTAACGTCATCGTCCGAGTACACTGTCATCAAACCAGTGACCGGGTCAGTAACTGTCTTGTTCTGAGCAATCCGTCGCAGCAGCTCTACCGTACTAGCCGCCACTACGTCAGCGTAGTTCCCAGATCTGTGGACAACAGAAGTAGAATCAAGCATGACGTAGTAAGCTGCCACCGCAGAGCCACCATCGTAGCCAACGATAAGGTGAGCTCCAAGCAGCTCTTCTGTGAACGACGCGACATACATTCCTTTCACGTTAGCCTGTTCAACCACCGCGTCCGTTACGCCAACGATCACGTCGCTGTTCAGTTGGAACATCTTAGCGGTCAGCGTCAGCCCAGTCGCTGCAATGAACTCAACTGAAATCGTTGGGAACGACACAGGTTCTGCAGAGTGCGCGTGCGCGGCTCCCTCTACAACAAGTACGTGAGCTTGAACCAACGCAAGACTTCCGCCTGCCGTGTGTCCGTGCTCCGCTGCCGCGACCGAGAGGGTGTTGACTTGCGATAGAGTAGGAGACTCGGCAGTGTGCGCGTGCTCCGCTGCCGCGACCGCGAGGGTGTTAGCTTGCGAGAGAGCAGGAGACTCAGCAGTGTGCGCATGTGCCGCGTCGTCAACCACCAACACGACGTTAGATGGTACGGGATCTTCCAGCAAGCCGAAGCCTGCGGGCAGGATCTCCCCAGAAGAGTTAAGTAGCTCGAAGCCGCTGTTGAGTAGCGTAGACATCTAGGCTGCCCTAACCTGCGGATCGAAGCGAACTGTCGTAGACGGCTTTCCAACGATCACTCGCGCAACAACGAACCCCTCTTCTTCCGGCGTGAAGGAACCAGAGCTTAGCTTGAAGGTGCTGTCACCAGCATCTGTCGCCGTTGGACTACCAGTCCAATCGCTGTAGGTCTTGCTACTAGTCTGATCTGCAGGCGTTCCAAGCAATGCCATGCGATCGCTAACGAACGTCGACTGCGGATGCCCACTCACTCCTTGGTAAAGGAACTCGCCCCACACCTCGTCATCCTGCAGCACTGTCGCATCATTCACCAGCAATCCTTCGATGGTTGCGATGCGACTCACGCCGACATCGGTTTCCTTTGCTGGAATCCACGGTCCAACATACGGCCAGTAGAAACTCGCGACCGCTGTAGTCGTGATCTTGTAGCTAACCACGACACCGGCCGTCTGCGCACCGTCGTTCGCAACGTAGTCCGTCACGACCTCCGTCTTGCCGTAAGCGTTCTGATGGAAGTAGCCGTAGTGAACGTCTCCAACATAGCAGTTGAACGCCTCAAGGAATCCGCTGGAGCTGTTGGTGATGGTCGGGCCTGTTCCGTGCAGAGTAGCTGACGCATTCACCTTACAGTTACGCAAGATGAATTCCGGGCCAGCCGTAGACGCTCCAGCGGCTGCCTGAAACAGCGTGCCAGTGATGAGTGAGAAGTCGCAGCCATCAAACGTGTGTCTGTTGGCGCAGCTCGCTTGCGTCTTCATAAAGATGGTCGGTGAAACTCCGGTCGGGTCAATCGTTAGATTGACATGCTCCGATCGGCATGTCTGCGGCCAAGCGACGTGACCAGCGTTGCCGAACTTGATCGTGCAGTTGCGCGTGCGAACATGAGCCAGATTATTAGCGTTAGCGTAGGGTCCGATGAAGAGTGCGGAAGCGGAACTACCATTGAGTATGAACGTGCACTCCTCAAGCTCTGCTTGCACATTCGTTCCTTCGCACATGCTGAGGTTTCGCTGCAGGGACGTGTTCGTTCCATTCTGAAACGTGATGCCGTAGAGGAAAGCCTTAACCTGCGCAGCAAGCGTGGTGCAAGCGACGATCGTCTGATTGGTCGCCTGCGAACCGATGACTGCTCCAACTTCTGGCAGCGAAGTTCCGGTGTTAGAAGAGATCACAGAACCATTCTTAGCGAATATCAGATTGAGCTGCGCAGATAACGGCTCACTGTGCGTGCTCGCCACGAGCACCACATCACCATCTACCGTGATAAGGTCTGTCGCTGCCTTCAGAGTCTTCTTAGCAGTCGCCCAAGACGTTCCTGCTCCAGCATCATCTGGACGAGAATAGTCAGCGTAGTAAGTCGTCACGACAATCTCCCTCTGACTTCCGCACCCTGACCGCGGTAAGTCTGAACCTCGTTAGCACCTTCGTAGAGCTGTGCCGTTAGTAGCGGTGTTACGCTGTCGTCAGAGTACACAGTCATTATTCCGCCGACTGGATTCGTAACCTGCTTGTTCTGTGCGATCGCACGCATCAGTTCAATGCTCTGCGCCAGCACGATGTCAGCGTAGTTTCCTGATCTGTGAACCAGCGCATCTTCGTTCAACAGCGTATACCAGTGCGCGATGGGAACTCCAGCAGCGTATGCCACTAGCTGATACAGACCGGCTGATGCGGTATCGAATGTCGCACCATACATCATCTGACGATTCGTAGAGGCTGCCACTAGAACACTGCTCTCAACCACAGTGCCAGTGGTGACAGCGAACAGCTTGGCTGTAAGAGTCTGACCAGCAGCGGCAAGGAACTCGACAATGAAGGCGAGACGCAGCGCGACGCTTTCTGCGCCGTGACCATGCAGGCAGTTATCCGGCACCAGAATGACGCCAAGTATCAGGTCCACATTAGTCGCAGTGTGGCTGTGCTCTGCGTTGCTGGTGATCAGTAGAGTGGCGAACGTCAGTTCTACATTATCAGCCGTGTGCGCGTGCGTTGCCGCCTGGACGGCAAGCGTGTTCGCCTGCAAGAGCGCGACGTTCTCAGCCATGTGCGAGTGCGAAGCGTTCTGCGCTGCGAGCACGTTCGCTTGCGTGAGTGTTGGACTCTCAGCCGTGTGCGCGTGCGAAGCATTGTTGGCGACGAGCGTATTCGCCTGCAAGAGCGCGACGTTCTCAG